GACCGCTGCGAAGGGAAAAGATTATAAACCCCATTACACAAATGCCTGTTTTGCACTTGGACTAAGGGTGTAAACCCCCTTGACAAAAATGAAAAAGTGTGGTATAATATAGGAGTACAATTATAAATATGCAGGAGAGAGAAATAGCTAGAGAAAATAATTGGAGAAATCCAACAGGAAGGAGGTAAAGAAGAAAGGGAGACCCCTACGGGGAATATATCTACAAACTCACGATAGGGTTATGATAACAAAATAAAATGCACCACGATAACGGAGGTACTATTTTTTGAGAAAACTCCAACAGTTTTACATACTCAAATTCTCTTCTGATAGACTAAAAAAAGCAAATTTCGACATAAACATATCTTTAGATAATGCCCGTATCAACAATGAAGTAATAACAATCAATAATTCTGAACTGTTAAGGGCATTATTTCGTTACAAAAACATAAATTTCGACCAAAATGAACTGGATAATCTGCTTTTATTACAGAAAACCTTAAAAAAATCAAAAAATTTCAAAAAAAATCAAGAAAAACTTACGAAAACCATAGAAAAAATAGAAAAAATTCTATTTGTAGAAGATTTAGTAAGCATACAATTCAAAAACAAGATACATTACCTGAATATCCTTGAAAACAATGGCTTTTATGTAAACGGTATACGTTTTACCCCCTTTATGGCATCCGCAGGCATGATTAGGCGGAATACTGCCCTGTTTATAAACAATAACATCAAGCATCCATTAATGGATATACTGGAAAATGATAGAGACGAAGCCGTACCAATAGTAACAGCAAAATATGGTGCGTATTTTTCGCTTTACAGTTCATCGACATTACCCGTTACATTTCCTAGACTTGCAGTTGTATCCGACAAGATAATAAAGACACTCCGCAATGTAGATTTTGTAACATACATAGCAGAAGGCATTGACGATAAGGTAGAGGAAATAGAATACGAGATAGAGGCTAATGCGTGGGACGGACAGGGACTGATAACCCCACGTTTTGCCAAAGTATGGAGTGACGAATTAGAACTGGATTACACACTCAGTTGCGCCATAATAAGAGCGCCATATCTAAAAGGTTTGGTAGTTGTATTCGACTTACAGAGATTTGCCGAAAAAGTCGCAGGCGATTACATGTTCACTGACATTTATGGAGACAAACATGATATACGGGATATTGATTTGATTGTATCCGAGTCAATGTTCAAACTATATGACGCCTATGATAACACAGCAGACTATGTTGCTAAATGCCATAAAAATCATTTAGGTTTCTCCATTGCCAAAGTAAATATAAATAGCAAGAAATCTCACTCCCGTACCAGTTACCAATTCTTACAGGTGCTTGATTTAACGGACGGGGATATTGCACAATTATGCGAACCTACAATCGACTGGTTCAGGGACGTAAGTGGTAACAGTCCCGAAAATATGCTGCTCTACGCAACAGGTGAACACAACTTTGATTTAAGAGAATTCAACAAAGCAGACATTTCAGTAAAAGCAATTTTACTTAACCCCGCATTAGCAAAAGATAAGTATATCCAGAACAGGTTTATCAAGACAATAACTAAAAAGAAAAAAGAATCTTATATGGGCAGCATTCTAATCAACGCCAATTATCAATTTATGATTGGCGACCCATATTATCAAGCCTGTCATATATTCGGTGTGGACGCCCCACCCCTTTTAAAAGAGCATGAATACTACTCTGAATACTGGTTGAATAGGGGTGTAAAAAGAGTAGGTGCAATCCGCAGCCCAATTGTGCATCATTCTGAATTCGTTGTACTGGATTTTAAAAATAGAGAAGAAATAAAAGATTGGTACTACCATATTCATAGCGGCATAATCTATCCTGCTAATGGCATAGGTATAGATTGTGCATTGCATGGCGGCGCAGATTTCGATGGTGACCTTGTATGTACAATCGACAATGATATAATGCTAAAAGGCAGGATACCGGGCAACCCAATCTTATACGAAAGCAAGAAGGCGAAAAAGGAAATCATCGATGCTAGAGACGATAAGACACAGGTAGAATGTCAACTAAAAGGCTATAACAGTAAAGTCGGTTATGCAACCAATATTTCTAGTTCAATATACACAATGCTTGAAGAATTCCCAATGGGGAGCGAAGAACAGGACATTTTACTCAACAGGTTGAAAATAGGACGTGTAATACAGGGAGAAATCATCGATGGTGTAAAGGGGTTAGAAGTACCACCTTTCCGTGAACATTGGGTAAAATATAAAAAATTAACACATGATATGTCACCAGAAGAAAGGTTACGATGGGACTTTAATAACAAAGTGCTATGTAATGTACGCCCTGCTTATTTTCGCTTTCTATACCCACATTATATGACAAGATACAACAAGGAAATAAAAAGATACAATCTTTATTCGCAACTTGTATTCAAGACATCTTTTGCTGAAATATTGCGGTCTCAAAATCTAACCCCCGAACAGAAAATTATGGTAGAAGAATATAAAAAGCATTCCTTCTTTTTGGATAATAATTCTGTTGTCAATAGAATAAGCAGATACATGAGAGCAAACTTAGCATTAGTTGGCAGATATTCCACCAAAAAGGTAAAGGATTTTGATTATACTATCCTACAAAGCGGAGAATATAAATTTACAGAAGTAAACATAGAAAAGATGAACCATTATCTTGATGAGTATAAAGCCTTTAAAAAGTCTATACGTCATAATTTAGAAACATCTTACCCCAATTTAGAATCATTCATGCACTATCTGAGAAAAGAGTGTTATGTTAATATCAGCACAAACGAATCCGAATTAGCGGATTATGCTGTAGAGATAACATATGGCGGCGATAATAAAATGGTTGAATTCCCTTGGCGCATGTTTCCTAACGGTATACTGGAAAATATAATGAGAAAATCTAGCGGGATATTGCGAATTCCAATACGAGACGATAACGGAGAAATAGAATACCTGTGGAACAAATATACAATAAAAGAATTTTCATTGGAGGAGTTTTATGAGGACAAAGAAGACCTTCTTGTTCAATGAGGAGAAACCCGCCAAGAGATTATATGAAAACGGTTTTGAAAACGGTATAATAGATTATGGGCAGATGTATTTAGTGGCAAAATACATACGCCAGACAAATAACTTCGGAGAAATACGCTTGGAAAAAGCCCTGATTGATTTTTGTAAAGAACAGGATGAAAACTTCAATCCAATAAAAGAAGCAGAAATAATAAAAAAATGGTTGCGTTCTGCAATGAACTATGACCTGCGAAAAATAGAGAGTGTTACCGTTTCAGAGAATGAAATTGAAACGTTGAAAACAATAACAAACGACAGAGACCGAAAAATATTATTTGTCATACTTGTACTCGCTCGTGCCCTGAAAAGAGGAAATACAAAACGTGATAAAAAGGAATTCAGGACATCGGAACATTATTATATACACTATAACAATTTTTCAGATATAATCAGGTTAGCACGTTTGAATAATATAAGCGAAGTAGATTTGGCAAAGATACTGCATAACTATAGCCAGTGGTTCATTTTCTACAACCCCGAAAGGGAACTGTTGCGTCTCAATTATACAGATGAAGATAGGAAAACAATTATAATAAATGACCTCGCTAATATGATAGATTATTATAATATCCTATTTGAAAAGAATATATATATGACCCGTTGCGAAAAGTGTGGTATAGAGATTAAAAAAAATAGTAACAAGCAAAAATATTGTAAACCCTGTGCAAAAGAGATAAGAAGAGAGCGTCAAAAATTTTTAATGCGAAATCGGAGAAAAAAGACCCAAATTGTTAGCAAATAGAGATTAATTTATAATATAATGAGTATATAACTGTTTTTACTTATTTTTATAATGTTTGCATTTTTTAATGTATATACTCGGGCTAATAGGGTACAGTTTATTAATTTTTTATTGTCGGGTTATAATCCCTATTAGCAAGGTTACGACTCAACCATAAAGTCTTCCCGAACCTCTCCCGCTGCTAGGGCTTAGAACAGGGTAAGCGGGTTTTCAATATTTAGGAGTAAAATATGACAGATAAAAACAAATATTATAAAGATAATGCTGAAAATAAAAAGGAATATCAACGCAATTATCGATTAAATCATCCTGAATATAAAGAAAAAAATAAAGAATATCGCGAAAACAACAAAGAAAAATCAAGGCAATATGTTAAAAAATATCGTGAAGACAATAGAGAAAGATATCTTGAAAATAAAAGAAAATCCAATTTAAAACACAAATATGGAATAACCATAGATGAATATAATGAGATTTTTGAAAAACAAAAAGGATGTTGCGCGATATGTAATACACATCAATCAGAACTAAAAAAGGCTCTCTGTGTTGACCATAATCATGAAACAGGAGAAATAAGAGGCTTATTGTGTGATAGATGTAATAGAGTATTAGGATTTTTTAATGATGAGACTCCCTTGTTTATACAATCTATCTTATACTTAAACAAGCGGAGTTAATTTTTTGCTAACTAGGAGTATTACATGTGAGTAAATAAAATTTAGGCAAGGAGGACACTATGCCAAGATATAAACTAACAAGAACAATTTCAATTGGAACAGGAGAAACAGCATCTGCACAACTTATGGAAGGTACACTATCGGGTATCGTAATCCCGGGCAGCGTGATTACCGCAAGTTATGTTAGTTTCTTGGTTTCTACAGATGGACAGAATTATATTCCCCTTTTAGATAAAGATAGTACGGAAGTAATTTTGATAACCACTGCATCTCCAAGGGCATATCAGACAAACTATGATGCATTTTTGCCTTGGACATATATAAAAGCAAGGGAAGGCTATAGCGCATCAGAAGTATATCAAACAATTTACGATGCCGATATAGAATTTATATTTGATACTAAATAACAACAAAAAAGGAATGTGCAAAAATGGCTGATACATTAACAACTTATGTACCGAATATAGGATTACCTTTCCAAAGCATATTTCTAAATCACGTTCTTATGAACAATGGTTTTACTGGTAGTTTGGCATATATGGCATTATTTCAGGTTGATGAGAGCGAAGAAATAATAGATGATGAGACAACATTTTCTCCTCCGTCTGTTATAATGGAACAATTAACTTTGTCCCCACAGTTAGAGTTGTCGGGCAGTGGCTATTCGCGAGTAGATGTATCAGGCTTATGGACAATAGGAAGTGGTTCGGCGGTGAATAATGCCGAAATAAGATTCCCTGTAGCAACAAGCAATTGGGACAAAATTGCATTCTATGGCATTTATAACAACCCAACAGCAGGAAGTTTAATGCTTTATGGTATATTCAGTTCATCATTTGTCATAGAACAATTTACAAGATTTACATTTCCAATAGAAGGAGTAAAACTTTCATTAACAGGCGCATACTCCGAATATCTCTCAGAAAAATTATTAGACCATTATTTAAATAATAATTCATATAGCGCGCCCGGAGATACTTATCTCGCATTATATCTTCAAACCCCTAATTGGGAGGGGAATGAAGGCACAGAAGTAAGTGGGTCAACAGGTTATGCGAGAATAAAATTTACGACAGCATGTTGGACTCCCGCAGTATATATACCATACAATTCGGCTCAGGAACTCGCGAGTTGGGCAGGAGGGTCAACAACTAATATCGGTCTAGCACGCTATACCGATTATGCCACAACTGATTGGGGTCCTTTCAATGGTTTGGCAATCTGGGACCACCAATCTACGGGAAACATGTTGTATTATGGTTCTATTTATCCACCCATTGCTCTTATTACTAACGATGGCTTTGAATTTCCCCCATTCAGCATAAAGATAGAACATAGCAAAACTGAAAGAATCGTGGAAACATAATAGGAGGAAAACATGACAGCAAACGGAATAACAAGAATCTTCGCCGGGTCGATGATAGGAACACTTGTTCTCGGTTGGGATTATACACCGGGAGATGTATATCTAGGTTTATTATTAGATACATCTAATGTGTATGAAATATATCACGATAGTATAATTACAGGATTTGGTTTTGAGCCAACCGCCTCTGCTGCATATACACGTATCAATATGAATGAATATATACCACAAGAAGATGATATTAATACATATGGTTTTCATTCAGTTTCTACTCCTACAGACCCTCCTTGGGACATACTTATCGCCAATGTACCCAAAGAAGAATATGAGACACATTACAGTAATGCTATAACAAACCATTATCAAATAGAGTTTCCTGTCGCAACATATGATTGGGGCACTTTCTCGCACATGTTTCTAACTGGTAATTCGGAAATAGGCGAAGGAGATTATAACATTATAGCAACTTTAAAATTTCAAACTGGATACAACCCGACTATACTTGCCGGGCAAAAATTAGTAATACCCCCGGGGGGTCTATCCATTTCTACAGGAAAAATAGGAGGAGACCCTGATAGTATGATGTTCGATGAAGAAAAACTCGCAGAAAAACTTGATTATTTTTTTAATAAAATATATTATCCCCCTTCTCAAAAAAATATGTATTTATCTTATGGGAATTTACAAACAGGTACGGAAGTAAGTGCGTCATCTGGTTTTAAGCGACAATTGTTTTCCCCGGGAGACTGGACTGAAAGCATGTATCACTTTGAAAATAATAACGGTGTATCTATTATAATACCCGATGGTGTTCTCATTGATTTAAATAATGCAAATGATTTTTGGAATTATGATTATTATAATCATCAATTTGATATATTATTGTTATATGCCGATTCCGCAGAAATAGGTACACCCTATGAATCTGTTGCGTGGATTGAACAGATGACAGCGAAACACATGATTTATACGGGGGATACAATACAATATTCATATGCAGACTTATACAAAAAAGACCATACTTCATAGAGGCAAAAATGTACACCGAAATTCTTGGAAATTTTTTTAAGAACACTATAATAGACCATACGTTTAGGAGCGCAAGTGCGTCCGCTAGTTTGTGCTTTTTAACAATTTTTAATGAAACATATAGTCCTTATTATGAAACAGGAGATGAACCCACCCCCGCAACATATATCCGAAGAGATGTAAGCGGGTCATGGGCAATTGGTTCTGGTTCGGCTTTTTTAGAGCATTCTATTGAATATGATTGGCTAGGGACATTCGCGAGCATTGCTTGGTTTGGTGTTTGTACTGGTTCAGGAAAAGGAAATTTTGGAAGTGTTTATTTTGCTTATAAAACCGATACTCCAAGAGGAAATAGTGCTTTTGATTTAGATACAAAATTTTATATTGATACTGATGAAAAAATTTGTATATTATTAGGAGACGGATACGAAAATAGTTCTGTAAAATTTTCTCCATATTTTTCAAATAAAATGCTTGACCACTATCTAAACGGAAATATCTATATCCCTCCTACAAATACTTTGTTTATGGGTTTATATAATTATGATGAAACATCTGGAAGTACAGAAGTGAATGGTACATATTACAAAAGGATACCCTGCGGGGGGACAGGAAGTTGGACAGAACCAATAACGGGTTCTACATGTAATACAGGTTCATATGTTTTCACTAATGTAAATCCGGATTGGGGAAATATATATGGAATCTCAATATATGATTCTGAAACAGGGGGTAATTCATTAATTACTATAGGTTTTGATAATTATTTCTCTGCCAACTATATAAACGAGATTGATATAGAAGAATATAATATTAAAATAAAGATTTATTAAAAGAATTTATTAGAGGAGAAAAAATATGGCAATTACAAGAACACACATATTTCCGACAATATTTAATTCTTATAATGTACAAATGGAAAATACATATGTTTTTAATGTTTTTCCTATCTATTGGGAAACAGAAATAATACCCGGATTGGCAACTCTAATTGGTAATGCTACAATAGAAATAAATCCCGATGCAGAGATTACTCCTATACCCTCTATTCCTATTGTTCTTCCTCTCATTACAGCCTGTTTTACTTCTAGTGGCTGTGCTAGAACAAGGGCAGATTACGTAGATGAAGGCAGAGGAATGTTCCAGATGTGGGGAGATGTATTAATATACTTTATTCAGGAGGAATGATATGGCTACGAATCCAGATGTTTCCGGTTCTTTTCTACAACTTTTATTGTATAACAAAAATTTTTATCCTCCTCCACTATATATCGCCTTATATACAGCATCTTGGGTAACTACAACCGAATCAAACTATCATATAAATTTAGCGGGGTCAGAAGTATCCGGGGGCGGTTATATTCGAATGAGCGCAAGTCAAACGCAATTAGAAGAAGCACTAATAGCAACCAATATAAATCAAAATATTTATAGTGAGAATTTTTTACTTAATAAAAATTGGATAGTTGGAAGCGGCATTGGTTATAATACTGCACAAATAAAATTTCCTATAGCAACTACAGATTGGGGATATGTAGCTTATGTTGGTTTAGTAAGTTCATCCATAATAGGTGAAGGAATAATATATTTTTATTCCAAACTATCGCCGTCCCTTTTAGTGAATAATGGCTATAAAGTTAGTATCCCTACCGGAGGTCTTTTAACAGAACTTTCTTTAAAAGAAGGACCAACCGGAACACAACAAAGAATGATATATAATTCTAGCAATAAATTATTAAATTATATTTATAATAGAGAATTTTATTTTAAACCCGGAATGTCATTATATCTCGTTTTTTATAATGAACTTCCTTCAATTACAGGAAGTGGCGGTAGAGAAATAAGTGGGTCTGTAGGATATGAAAGAAAAAGAATTGCCGGACCCGATGAATGGCAATCAGTATGGGATGATTCTAATCGTAGAGCATATCTATCTGCCAGTATTATGCATGTTCAAGATGCTACAGAAGATTGGGGACATATAGAAGGCGGCGGATTGATGATTACAAGTGGTTCTCACTCGGGAGACGAAGGAGAACTATTATTAATAAGCAAGTTTGAAGGAAGTTTGGACGGCATGGATGTTACTGTTATTACAGGAGATTCTTTTCATTTTGTAAACGATAGTGATATAACTGTTTATCTATAGGTGAAAAAATGATTACAAGTGGTTCAGGAATAAGTTATTTCTTTGGGAACACTGTTATCAATCACGCATTAAGAAGCGCAAGTATACCTGGCAGCATCTGTCGCATGGGTTTGTTTAGATACATTGATGAAACTTTTACAGGTTCATCTGCCTCTGAAGTGGGATTAAACCCTTATTATTTTACTGGCTATGAACGTCTTGACCTTAGCGGTTCGTGGACAATTTCAGCCTGTAAAGCTACAATGACAACCTCTTCTGCCGCATTTCCGCCATGTTATCATGATTGGGGTTCTATATATGCTTTTGGAGTGGGAACAGGCTCGGGAATGGAAGATTTAGGAAATATATATTTTTATGGAAGAATAAGCCCCTGTCGTTATGTAAATACTGATTGTATTGTTTTTGTAAAAACCGGAAACCTTCATTTAACTCTCTCGGGATATGAAGAATACCTCGCAAATAATATATTGGAACATTATTTAAATGATGTCAATTATCCATCCCCCAATGAAGATGTATATATTTCTTTATACAGGACAAATAATACAGAAATAACTGGCTCTGTTGGCTATTGTAGAATTCCTTGGGGAGGGAGCGGGAGTTGGGCAGAACCAATAGCAGGTTCAACAATGAATACGGGGTCTCTGATTTTCACACAACAAGCGCCTTTAGATTGGGGTACGATAAAAGGCATTATGATTTATGATTCCGGTTCAGGAGGAAATCTTTTATTCAAAATTCCTTTATCCGGTTCTGTAAATATAAAACAAAACGATAGTTTTATAATTGAAACGGGTAAATTGAAGATATATACTAGATAAGTATTTTTAAAGGAGTATTTATGGCTAGATTCGACACACTTATTGCCAATAATCTAGAAGAAATACATATGATTGCAGGAGATGAACAGACATTTGTCTACAGCACTTGGGACCAATATGGAAATCCACTAGATTTAACATACGCTCTTAGTAGAGTGGTCATATTTAAATATGGGCATACTGATTATGTTGTTGCAACATTAACTGGTGCATCTATCAGCGGCTCTTATAATAACCAATTTTATGTTACCTTTTCGGGGTCCGGTTTACCTGCTGGCGTTTATCAGCAACAAGTAAAAATATTAGACCATCATGGAAAATTTCACGCGCCAGCACAGGGGAAGATAATTATCTTTCCTAGCCCGGATACGGGAAGTTATATCGGCAGTATTTAAACAGGAGAAATAATATGGGAAGTATTAATATAACATCTAAAGATAGAAAACATATTTTCCCTATTATATTTTATGCGCGTCATGTGCAAATGGAGAACGCATATATTTTTAATGTATATCCTGTTGATTGGAAAACGGAAATAATACCCGGAAGGGCTAATTTATTAGGAAATGGAAGTATTGAATACTTTGTTGAAAATAGAATATTTGATATACAAACTGAAACAATACCAGAAAAAGATGTATATTTATATTTGAATATGAACACAACTGCTCGTTTGTATTTTTATAATCCGATTTATTTTTCTGCAAGTGCAGTAGTACAGGAAGGATAATTAAAATGACAGAAAAAAAGAAACAAAGAGTACGACATCCAAAAAAAGAAAAAACTACGGAACAAAAAAAGCATTTTGTTCTGGAAGTACAAGACGGTTCTATCTTGGGAAAATCCAAAATAGGTAAATAAATTCAGTAAAAAGGAAGGTAAAAAATGAAACTTTGTCCAAACGATACATTCGATGCATTTTTTCAGTACATAACAGGTTCAGGCAATATGCTTGTTGTATGCTCAGGCAGTCCTATAACATATCAGGATTGTACACAAATTTCTCCAACAGGTTCTTATATCGCTATGATAGCATTGACAGGTGGCGATTTTGCCATTGCCGATGATACAAGCGGGAGAAAACTGACAATCTCAGAAAAGACAAGCGCATCAATCGTTGCTTCTAGCACAGCATGTGCAGTTGCAATTGTAAGTACAACCAATGCAAGTGTATGTTATATCACGACCTGCACCCCACAGGACCTTGTACAGGGTGGTACAGTAGATATTCCTACATGGAAGATTAACATCGAAGACCCAACATAATAATCTTCGGTAAAGGAGTGGTAAACCATGCCAGCACCAGAAGATAAATACCTAAATTACTGTCTAATTTACGTGGGTATCTTAGACATATAGGATTTTAAGTAGTTGCAAATATATGGAGGTGCATTATGCTAGAAGAAAATAAGAATGCACCAGACAAATTTAACAAATGGATTATTTATTATTGGGACGGTACAAAATTTACAGATAAAGACGGTGCACCCGAAGACGCACCCGCAATGGGTGTACAGGCAATCGCATGTGATGACGGGTTGTGGCTAGGCGGGGATTATACAGGACTTATCGATTATCTATGCAGACCGGGAAAAAAGGTAGTACGTTTTGGTAAACATATCGCAAATTGGAGATTCATCCCCATTGTTACAGAAGCAAGGATGAGCAAAGAAGTAGCACCAGATAGGACAATACTTGAACGGTATGACTATTATTGGTGGGAAGGGGATAGTCCCGGGGAGGATTTGCCATGACATCTACTTATTGTACCCTAACTGCTTATCGTGGACGTGATGATACACAGACCCTGAACTCTACAACATTTAATTATAACCAGAATACCAACTGGTCACAGGCAGTTAATGTTGTTTTTCGTATCCGTATGGAAACCGAGGAACAAAACAACAAATTATTCCAGAACTACGGATATATTGAACTCTCGTGGAACGGGGGTGCTTGGAATCAAATCACTACAAGTTCCAGCATCGTAAGGGCAGTTGCATCCAGTCAATTTACAGATGGCGCTGCTACAACCAACATTCTTACAGTTGCAACTAATCCCTTTGCTGGCGGAGAAGGTACACATGATGCTGTCCCTACCGCTATAAACGTGAGCGCACAGCAAGTGGAGCATGAATACTCACTGCAAATTATAGGTACGGATGTTGCTAACAGTGATACGATTGCCATAAGACCATCTGGACTTTCGGGGTATACAATATACCCCACCGTCACTGTTTTGAAAGGCGCATCTATAACAACTAATGGTGCAACCCAAGCATTAACATCAGATAATATTGCGCTCGTGCAACATCAAGCCCTTGTAACCAATGACGCTGCACAAGTATTAACAAGTGATAATATAGATTTATCACAAAGTTATACCCTCACAATTTCAGACGCAACACAGGCATTGACAAGCGATAATATACTTGTTACAGCACACTTACCACCCACAATATTAACAAGCAATGATGCGACACAATTATTATCATCTGATAATGTAATTGTGGTTGGGCACATACCCACATATCAATTGGTAATGAATGATGCGACACAGGCGTTAACTTCGGATAGTATTTCATTATCATTAGCACTTAATTTGGTAAGCAATGATTCTACACAACTGCTTACAAGTGAAAATATAACCCTTGTACAGAATTATTTGCTGGCAGTAGATGATTCAACACAATTATTAAATTCTGATAATGTAAGTATAACTTATCACCCGCCACAATATAGTTTAACTATATATAATTCGGCACAGGCATTGACTTCTGAAAATATTCTCTTGACAAATATGAATATTGTATTAGTAATGTTTAACGCAATACAAACATTATATTCAGATAACATATTTTTAGGCGGCGGTGGGTGTACAAGACAAATGATGCATTATAAAAGACTAAGGAGTAAACTATGAGCGGATTTTTAAAACAAAGCACCGCAGTTACAGTTATGATTGGAGAATTCCTTGACGATACAGACGGTAAAACAGCGGAAGGTGGGTTGACCCTCACGAATACCGATATTTATTTATCAAAAAACGGCGGGGCTTATACAGCAAAGAATGAAGCCAGTAGTGCTACTTCTGATACAAATTTGCCCGGTTGGTACACATGTAATTTAGATGCCACTGATACAGGTACAGTAGGCATATTGCAATTAGCAGTACATGAAGCTGGCGCATTGCCCGTTTGGGATGCATGGATGGTAGTACCTGCCAATGTATATGATTCAATGATGGGTACAGATTTACTCAACGTGAACGCAGATGACTTATTGAATACCACAATCGATAGCACATATGATTTTCAGGCTGTATTACAAATAATGGCGGCAGTAATGGCGGGTAAGGTAAGCGGCGGTGGTACAAGTACAATCACCTTTAGAGACTTGGGAGACGGTACAGACAGAGTTGTTGCTACCGTAGATTCCAACGGTAACAGGACAGATATCGTAATTTCATAACAGGCGGTGTTCTTATTTTAAAAAAATGGAGGTGAAATAACATGGCTACCAGATTTTACCTTCCATATACAGGAACGCCTTCTGTAAGCCCTGCTTATAATACAGCATGGGATAATACAAGTATTGCGGCACGTATTGACCTTGTAACTACAAAGACAAGCACGACACTTACAGATATAGCATTCAGTGATTCCGATAGCACTGACCTAGATATTTTATTCAGACAATTTGTATCAGAACCTTTGGCAGCACAAACCATTTCATCACAAACTGTTACAATGGCAATAGGTTGTGATGAAGGTTCAAGTGCCAATAATCTAAATATAACCATAAGTATCAGGTCTTGGGATGGGGCAAGCACGTTTCAGGATTTATTATCTACAACATTAACACATGATGATATAGAGTTATCAAGTACAGGCGCACAAATCAGAGCATTTTCTACAACAACTACAGCAAGAACTGTTTCAGCCAATGATAGACTTGTTATCGAAATAGGATATGGAGGTGACCCCACTCCTGCTGGTAACCACAATGGGCATATACGCTTTGGTGATGACCAGAGCACAGACGCAGAGGCTACGGATTATAGTACTGCTGATGGTGTAAATCCTTGGATTGAATTCCCTAATACTATATCTTTTGCGGGTGGTGCAACTGTTCTTACAATGGTAGATTCTACGCAACCACTGACCTCTGACAATATTGCTCTTATACAAAATTATTTATCAAGTCCTGTAGATTCGACACAGGTCTTGATTTCAGACAATATAGATTTAGTACAACATCATGTGTTATCAATAAATGACGCCGTACATGCAATGACCTCCGACAACATTGTATTGGTGTATGCGGGAGTAGAAACATTGACCATGCAGGATGCTACGCATGTGTTAGTATCCGACAATATAACGGTAACAGCACGTAGCCCTCCATTAACGGTACAGGATGCTACTCATTTACATAACACCAACAAATACAGGTTTATTGATGGCTATGGGGGAGATGTTAACACGGCGTATGATACCTTCTTGGAGAAGGATGTACCGGAAGATAATTTTGGCACAGATACCGAGCTTGAATGTAATGCCAACTCTACTTATACGCAAAGACCATTAATAAAGTTCGATGTAAGTTCGATTAGCGGTGCAACAGTCGATTCAGCTAATTTATATCTTTATTCATCGCGTAATCCGCTTTATGATTTGACATTACCTATTCATGTATTATTGTCGGGAAATTCAAGCTGGACAGAACTGGGAGCATGTTGGAGTTACCAGACTGGCACAACAGCTTGGGCGGGTAGTGCTGGTTGCAATACATCTGGAACAGATTATAACGCCACGCAACTTGGTAGTATATCTGTTTTAGAAACACATGGAACTGGGCAAGAATATAACATATCATTAAACGTATCCCAAGTGCAGGATTGGGTTGATGGTAATAACTATGGTCTGATATTTTGGACGCCAAGTCAAGTTATTTATTTTGGTTCATCCGACCATGCCACAACAGGCTACCGTCCTAAACTAATAGTCTGGTATACTACTCCATTAGAATTAACACAGAATTATACTTTGTCAGTAAATGACTCAACACAAGCACTAACATCTGACAATGTTGCTTTAACTCAACATCATGTTTTAGCAACCAATGATAGTGCCCATGTATTGACCTCGGATAACGTAGTTGTTGTACAGCACCTTGCTGGCGCTTTAACAGTGGATAATGCTACCCATATTCTAACATCCGATAATATAGACCTCGTACAGAATTATGTACTAACAAATAATGATGCAACACAAGTTTTAATTTCTGACAATATTGATTTGGTACAGAATTATGTCCTAACGGTTAATGATGCAACACAGGTTTTAACCTCCAACAATATTGCTTTAATACAACATCATATATTATCAACCAATAATAGCACTCATATATTGACATCAGACAATATAGACGTTGTGCATCACACTGTTGGTGCTTTGACAGTAAACAATTCTACGCATGTTTTGACATCAGAGAATGTAAACCTTACACAGCACCAAGTTTTGTCGGTAAACGACAGTACACAGATACTAACCTCTGAAAATATCATATTAGGTTTAGCCGGAGTTCTTACTGTTGATGATGGTACGCATGGTATGAAGTCAATGCCTGCGGACACCAAAGAAGACGATTATATACTTAGAAAGCAATACTTCGGTGTATATGCTGTACCTATCGAGTATTACCCATTAGGCTTTACCCCTCATATAACATTACATACTTACTTTACTCTAACGGTAAACGATAGTATGCAAGTGCTCACTTCCGATAATATAAGTCTGAGCGCACATTATACAATAACTACAAATGATGCTACACATGCATTGACCTCTGATAATGTAGAATTAACTCAAAATTATCTATTGTCAATAAATGATAGCACCCATATTTTGACCTCAGATAATGTCAGTTTAAGTGCACATTATACTCTGTCAACAAATGACAGCACGCATGTTTTAACCTCAAATAATGTTGATTTGAGCGCACATTATACGTTGTCAGTAAATGATAGCATACATGTTTTGACTTCCGATAACATAGATTTAGTACAAAACTATCTATTATCGGTAGATGATAGTGCGCACGTTCTAACATCCGAAAACGTTGACCTTACCCAAAATTATCTGTTATCCACAAATGACAGCACTCACATTCTAACATCTGATAATATTGATTTGGTACAACATCATGTTTTAGCGGTCAACGATGCAAGTCACATTTTGACTTCGGATAACATTGTTTTGGCAATGGCAGGACTACTCGTTACACAAAATAGTAGTCATATATTGACCTCAGAGAATGTTGCACTTGTACAACATCATGTACTCGTAGTGCAGGATTCAATACATGTACTGACTTCTGACAATATATCTGTAATAAATGTTTACCTTATCACAGTAAACGATGCAAGTCATATACAAAAACCAAGACAGGTAACATCATATATCAATGATTATATATTGACTGAACAATATTTTGGTCAATATGGTATACCTTCGTTGTATTTCCCATTGGATATATCCGAACACTTAACACTGATATACCATCCAGCGGGAGAGCAGATAATAGCCGTTGATGCTACACATGTACTGACTTCGGATAATATTGCACTTGTACAATATCATGTACTTGAAACACAGGATTCAACACATGTACTCACTTCCGATAACATAGACGTTGTTGCTTACGGTGTTGGTGCAATAGTAACTGATAACAGCACTCATGTACTGACTTCTGATAATGTTGCTCTGGTACAACACTATGTATTATCTGTCAACGATTCGACTCATACACTAACATCAGATAATATTGCTTTAGTGCATCATCCTTATGGTGCATTATATGTAAATAATAGTACACAAGTACTCGCTTCTGAAAGTATTTCACTTGTACAACACCATGTACTTGCTGTACAGGATGCTACACACGCATTCACTTCTGATACTATCACATTAGCGGTTGCAGGGGTATTAATAACAAATGACAGTACTCATGCATTAATATCGGAAAATGTAAATCTGAGTGCACATTATACCATAACCCCGCAGGATACAACACATACTTTGGTGTCAACTGCACCCGTGTTATTGGCACATTATATATTAACTGTAAATAACAGTACTCATATTTGCACTTCGGATAATATTGATATTTCTGCAAGTTATGTTCTGTCTGTAAATGACAGTACACATGTACTGACTTCCGATAATATAACAATCATATTCACTAATGTACTTGGTATACAAGATAGCACACATATCTTAACATCAGAGAATATCAATCTGGTACAGCATTACGTACTTATTGTTAATAATTCTACTCATGCATTAACATCAGATAAGATAATAATAATATTTAAACCGTTATATCCTATAAATGAGATACCCGAATTTAGAAGATATATAATTCCAAAAGAAATTAGAAATATAGTTATAGCAGCGGAAGACCGTGTATACAGGATTCCAAAAGAATATAGAGTTTATATTACACCTCCTGCGCTACCTTACATTGTTTATAAAGATGAACGTGTATTTGAAGTGATAGGAGAATAAAGGCGGTAATTATGACAACATCAAATGTATTTATTAAAGACCCCGATGCAACCTTAGATTATGGCTTTGACTGGTCACAATGGTTACAGATAGGAGAATCGCTTTATAGTTTCGTAGTAAGTGCTACAACAGGTATAACAGTTGCATCCAGCGCAAGTACAACTGGAAGCGTAATAGTATGGCTTTCTGGCGGCACTTCTGGTAGTCGTTATGATATAGCATGTAAAATTACAACAACCGATAACCGTATAGATGAACGTACAATAAGAATAGACGTAAGGAATAGATAAAATGGCTAAAGAAGAGTATTATTGTCGTAAATGTCTTAAAACAATGTCAGGCAATAATTTCTATAATTCTGTAGATGGGGGTCTTGTCGATACCAATGGTAAATTCTCTGTATGTAAATCATGTGTACAGGATATATATGATATTATATACAGCGAAACACTTAGCATGGAAAAGACAATCCATCGCATGTGTACAATATTAAATGTCAAGTTTACAAATGAGGCACTAGACGCCGCCAAAGCACATATCCAGACATTGTTAAATAATGGCAAGAACGTAAACGCAATCTTTTCTTTATACCTGATGAAACTCATTGCCACTAAAAAATCAATGGACAAGTCTGGCGAAAATAACTTCCAATATGAAGATGTTGGTGTTATTTTCACAGAAAAGGAAATAGACACAAGCGAAATCCCGATACCCGAAGAAGTAATCAAGTTTTGGGGGGATGGTTTAACTAGAGACGAAATCGAATACCTTGAAACAGAATATGCTAATTTCAAAAATACCCATAAAGCAGATACATATGCTGAAATTGTATTATTGAAGCAGGTTTGTTATACCATGCTGGATATAAAGAATGCAAGGATGAATCAAGATGAAACGGCAGACCTTGTAAAAGAGTTGCAAGCATTGATGAAAAATCTGGCTATTGCGCCAAGTACTGCGAAAAACAGTCAATCGGGGGGCATTGACACTTTTGGTCTATGGATACAGGATATAGAAAAAAGCGAACCCGCACAATGGTTAAAGACTGACCCTAGAGGGGACATGTACCGTGATGTGGGAAATATAGAAGATTATTTCCAGAAATATATTGTCAGACCATTGAAAAATTTTATTCTTGGCAGTAAAGATTTCAATGTAGAGGAAGAGTTATTTGATGATGAATACGATGATATGGAAATAGAAAATTTTATAAAATTAGAAGGGGATGAGAATGTACACTAATCCCTAAATGGAGGAAAAGTATGGCTAAAAAACAAAGAACTACACATCCTCCTCTTAGAAATATGAAACATTATAGCAAGGCTAATGAACCATTGAAATTCATTGGCGAAGAGGAAATGACAAAGGCAAAGCGGGACCGCATCAAAAGTTGGGTAACGTTTTACAGGTCTAATATATGCTTTTTTGTAGAGCATTATCTTGACATTCCTCTTTACCCCTACCAAAGATTTTGGCTGAACCTTATGACAAGATGTACCGAGTTTGTGGGTATTGCCTCTCGTGCAAGCGCAAAATCTTGGCTTATTGGTGTTTATGCTATTGCAAGATGTATCCTTTATCCGGGTACAATAGTTGCTCTAGCCTCGTCAACCAAAGCACAGGCGGGACTTATTATTTCAGAAAAGTGCAAAGCACTCCGAGACGAACACCCCAATATTGCCAGAGAATGTTCTAATATTGTAACAAATCAGAACAAATGGGAAATGACATTCTACAATGGTTCTAAAATAAACGTTGTTGTTTCTGGTGAAGGCGGTAGAGGGCATAGAAGTCATGTAACCGTATTAGAAGAAAGAAGACTGATAGAAACAGAAGTTATTGATTCCGTTATACGTCCCTTCCTTGTAAGCAGGCAAGCGCCTTACATGAAATTTCCCGAATATGCACAGATTGACGAATTGAAAGAAGAACCACAAGAAATAATTATTACAAGTGCCCATTTCAAGAGTTATGAGTGGTATCCTGAGACAAAGAAATTTTTAAGAATGATTGCTGATGGTGACCCCGACACAAAAGGGATGTTCTTGGATTATCCAATCTCAATCCATCACGGTATAAAGACAAAGAAACAGATGGTAAGAGAAAAACAAAATCTTGACCCAATTACGTTCTTGATGGAGTATGGGAATATACCATATGGCTCTTCAAACCTGTCTTTTTATAAATTAGGTTTATTTAACAGGACGATAAAGAGAAGTTGGAGACCAATCAGAGATGAAACATTTTTGACAACAAAGAAAAATCCATATGATATACCAAAGTTATCAGATGAAATGAGAGTTGTTTCTGTAGACGTGGCTATGAGGGCAGGGTCAACAAATGACAATACAATTATAAGTTGTGCAAGATTATACCCTAGCCGCAAAGGTTGGTTGACAGAAATAGTCTATATGGAATCTCATAATGGAAAAAATACAAATTTACAGGCACTACGTATAAAACAAATATATGAAGAATTTCAAGGGGATGCCCTTGTGCTTGACCTGCAAAATGCGGGTATAAGTGTATTCGATGCCCTTTCTTCTGTCACAAAAGATGAAATAAGAGGGCTGGAATATAGACCATATACGGTAATGAATTCAATGTATGTAGACACTAGCGTATATGATGAACTAACTTTAAGAACATTAGGAAAGGATGCTCTGCAATGCATATACCCTATTTCTGCTACTGCACAGTTGAATTCTCTTATCGCTGTTAAATTCAGAGAAAGACTAAAGAAAAAACTTATTACTTTTCTTGTGGACGATAACACGGAAGAGGAATTCTTGATAAAGTCTGGAAATAAGGATATTTTAGACCAAGATGATACAGGAATTAGAGCATATTTGTTACAGGCACACTTACAAACGAGCCTGATGATAAATGAAAGTATTGCTCTAGAAATGGCTCCCGCAAATGGGCTAATAAAATTAGTAGAACCTAGCGGGGCAAGAAAAGACCGCTATACGTCTGTCAGTTATCTCAATTATTATGTGTCTCTAATTGACATAGATTTATTGGGTTTTAGATATACTGCCTCAGAGGATGAACTAGAGTTCCTCGGCGTTTCGATGGTCGTATAATCTTGGTCTAGGAGGAGGTTATGGATGACTGATGAACAAATAAATGATATATTATTAACAGAACAGGAAGTTTGGGACGTTATAACTTATGCCAGAAGCATAGTAGGAATGTATGGGCAGGGGTATCTCACTCCCGATTTAATAAGCGCCAGAATGCGGGATATTACATTAAACCCGATGGCGGCAACAGAAGATGAACTAAATAAAGCCCTAGCAGCACCTAAAGATAGTGAATTACAACTGCGTGAATTCTCGCAGGATTTCGAATTGAGGTCAATGGTATATAAAAGGCTTATTTCCTATATGGCAAATATGCTTTCCTTTGATATAACATATACTTCAAGTGCAGAACCTAAAGATTATAGCACACCGAAATATAAGAAGGATTTAAAAGCAGTTGAAACATTTCTCGACAAATTCGATTATAGAAAAGAACTGAGTATTGCAGTAAAAGAAATGTTGAGAAATGATGCTTATTTTGGTTGTATAAGAGACTTGGGCGATAATATAATACTCCAAGAACTCCCCGCCGATTATTGTAAAATAACAGGTAGATGGGAAGGCGGTTTCTTATTCAGTTTCAATATGTACTGGTTTCTATTGCCCGGCGTGGATATCAACATGTACCCGAATTTCTTTAAAAAGAAATATAAGGAAATATGGAATAGACCAGAAAATAAGGTTTATATCCCCTCTCTGCCTCCCGAAATGCGAGACAAGTCAAGTTGGATATATTGGGTAGATGTGCCCGTAGATGTGGGTGTATGCTTCAAAATGACTCCCGAACTGGCAACACGCTTGCCATATTTTACCCCTTTGTTCAGCGACTTGATACTACAGCCATTAATGCGTAATTTACAGAAAAACGCAAACATGGCAGCGGCAAGTAAGATGATTGTTGGGCAAGTACCAATGCTAAATAAAGAAATAAAAGCCACAGTAAAAGATAGTATTGCTGTCAGTCCCGAATTATTGGGTAAGTTTATGGCATTAGTAAAAAGTGCTATATCTGAATCTATAAAAGTGGCAAGCGCACCATTGGAAGACATGCAGGGTATCAGCTTTGATTCAGAAAATGAAATATATAACGATTATTTGAAAACAATGCTTGCGTCCAGTGGGGTGAATACTAATCTTATATTTACAAGTGATGTGAAACCGAATGTATTGGAAACACAATTGAGTTTGAATACAGATGAGCAGATGATGTCCGCTTTGTATGACCAGTTCAATGTTTTCATGAATTATCTTGGTAATAAGTTCACAAGGACTTTTAAATTCAACTTTATTTTTGAAGGTACAGACTTTTTCTTAAACAGGCAGAACAGGCTTGATGCGGTTATGACACTGTTTAATCAAGGCATTGTATTACCACAAAAAATTGCTGCCGCTATGGGCATGAAGCCAGCACATTTGAGAAAACATATGGAAGAATCAAGCGCAATGGACTTTATGCAAATGCTTACTCCACCAACTCTTGAACAACAGAAACAAATGGCTGAAATAAATATGAAGAATCAAGAAAAGATGATGGAACAGACTCAGAAAAATCAATTAGAGCAACAGGAAAAACAAGCAAAACAAATGCAACAGAACCAGCAAGAAGTTTCTGAGAATGGGCAACCTGTTTCTAGAGGTAGACCTCGTAAGAAAGATTCAGAAATATCAGAAGAAACAGAACAAACCCGTACTGAGGGGTCTAACTTAGGTAGAGGAGGTAAATTATAATGATTAGTTTAATAGGAGACAGTCTTAGAAATGCGCTATGTGAACAAATTGCACACGAATTTTATAATGCAAATCTTTATTTATTCGTATGCGCTTTTTTAAGGAACAAGGGTCTCGACAATTTGGCTAAACATTTTGAGGGTCAACAGGGAGAAGAAATGGGACATGGTATGGAATTCCTGAACCTGTTGACAGATTTGAATGCTGATGTTACTATTCCTGAAATAGATGGAATAGCAATAGGTATTAATAGCATTATGGATATAGCCACCCTTTATTTGAATAGAGAAGTATTGACCACAAAAAGCATTGATGAAATTAAAAAATTGGCTATTCAGGATAACAATCCCGTTGTTGAAGAAAAAATGAGAGAGATGATTACGAAGCAACAAAACGAATACGCCGAAGCAAGTACTTTTATGGATAATGCTTTTCTATGCGGAGACGAATGGTGGAAAGTAAAAATTTGGAATGACTCTTGTGGAGGATAAGAATATGAAATGATAATAAACCCAAATGTAATAGAGAATAAATACAAATGTAAAAAGAATGTCAAAAACTATCTTGTTAAATGTGGCATACCACTATTAAGTTTTGACAGAAACTACTTTTATTTTACCTATACAGAAAAGCTAAAAGAGTGTTTGGATAATATGCCTTTGGGTTTAAAATTGTTATCTTTATTCAAAGGATAATTCCATGAAAGGAGGTAAATTTGAAAAAACTTAGTTTTGCAGTTGAAAATGTTGAAATGATTCAGGAAAATCCTGATTCCAACTTCGCTCTCTTAGCTTTAGACTTTTTCGCTTCCGGTGACAATCTGCATCGTCTCTATGTTTCAGAAGAGACATTACTTAAAACAGCAGACACTATTAAAAACTGTCCTCTTGTATGGAAATATGATGAAGTACTGGATGATGTATATACACATGACCCCGATGAAGTGCCATGTGGTTTTGTACCAGAAAGTTCATCTGTGACCCCGAGGAAATTAGAAGATGGGCGCACAATGCTTTCTACAATCGCATATGTGTGGAAAAGATATACTGGTCCACTTTTAAGTATATTCAGGCGTGATGGGGGAGAGAAACCCGTCAGTGTTGAAATGAGTGTTTACGAAACAAAGAAATCAGAAGATGGGGGTACAGAACTCACAGATTTCCGTTATGAGGCTGTAACCATATTAGGAAGTTTCGTTACTCCCGCAATACCATCTGCAATGAGTAGTGTCTTATCGTTTTCTCAAATAAAAGAAGAATACGAAGAAGATTTTGAAAAAGAATTCTCTCTTTCTGATATTATAATTCCAAATAAAGTAAAATATAATGCAGAAAAAGGACTAAAATTTAGAAAAGAGTATGGCGGGGGTACATCAACAGGTTTGGCATTTGCCAAATACTTAATTAATAATAAAACAATACCCCATGAAAAAATTAGAGAAATCGCCAACTATTTTGCTGCACATAAATATGGTAATGTAAATATTGCCGATGTTCCAAGTAGCGAGAATATAGATTGGCTTTTATGGGGAGGGGATTATGCAAAAGAATGGGCTGAAAGAATGGTAAGCCGTTTGGATGATGAACTTCTTACATTCCCATATAAATCCAAAGCAGAAGTTAATCCTGCTATAAAAGGTATAACTCCTCCGGTTTCTCTTGCACAGGCTAATGCTATTGCTAGACAAGCCGAATCCGTTGGTTCAGATAAGGAAAAGAATGGTTGGGCTATAGCAATAAGTTCATTTAAAAAAACACATCATGTAGAAGATGGTAAGTGGGTTAAAAATAAAGGTAGTACTGTAAAAGCATCCGCACCGGAAGAGGATGAAATCGTCAATAATAAGGAGATGATTATGAACAAAGATGAAGAAAAGATTGTAGAGGAATTTGCAGAAGAGGAAGAAAAGAATACCGAAACAATCGAAGAACCAAAGGAAGAACTCGAAGAAGAATTTTCCGAAGACGCTTCTCCTGAGAAAAAGGAAGAGGAAGAAGAGGAAGAAGAAAAATTCGAATTTCCTTTGGAAAAAATGTCTGAATTATTTGCCGATGATGATGAAGAAGAGGACATCAAAAAAGCAAAGGATGAATTCTGCAAGGATAAAATGTCTGTCGACTATAATATTGTCATGAGCGGAATATTTGCTAAGATGTCTAAAATGGCTGCCGCAATCGCAAAGATGGCAGAAGAAAACAAAGTCTATATGGCAGAGAATGAGGAACTTAAGAAATTCAAGGCTGAGATTGAACAGCAACAGAAGAAATTCGCAATTGACCAGACAATCGCAGAACTTGAAACAAAGGTAATTATTCCAGATGAAGATAAAGAGGAAATGATTGAGGAAGCAGAAAAATATACTCTTGAAAATATTGAAGCATGGAAGAATTATTGTAAAGCAAAATCATTTGATTTCGCAATTCTTGAAACAAAGAAATCAGATGTTGAGCGAGTTGGATTGCCTTTTGGAAATACAACTCAAAAAAGAAATGATGACCTTTGGGCATCATAATTTTATAAAAATATAAAAACAGGAGGTTTTTATTATGGCTTATCACGGTGTTTTAATTCCAGAAGCAATCGCAGCTATGAACATTGATTCTCTTAATAGGAGTGTAATTTCAAGTGCTAGTTCGATTGATAACGGAATGATTTTTTATTGCACAACAAAAGCATGGGCATCAGGCAGTGGTGCGGAAGTTTTCAATGTTGCTGCACCCGCAACAGGTTCTTTACTTAATGTATGGATGGCTTACTCTGGTGACGAAATTGTTACAACCGATGGAAAATATAAGGGCTTAGACCCCAATCCACGCAATTTTTATAATGCATCAGGAACAGTATTTTCCGCATATAAACCAAAAGTAGGAGATATTATTCTTCTTACAGGCGAATCATTAACTGGCACAGTAAATGATTATGCTGTTGCAGCTAATGGCGCTATGCAATTAACATGGGCTGCCGCTCCTGCGGGTACAGCCGCTTTAGCATATAAGAAGATTGGTACAAAATATATCTCTATTGCTACTGGCGCTATCAACACACAGAGAGTAACTGCATACGAGTTAGAATGCGTTATTGCAGAGGCTTAATAAAAAGGAGATAATATACTATGAAAATTCCGAATCAAGTAGTTTCTTTCGCAGGTGAAGCAAATTTAACACCTTATAAAATGTTTGTTGACTACTACAACCACTATCGCGCTCTAAATGGTGCTACAAATGTAGAATACCAGAAGACAACCACAACTGACGATGGTGCTGTTGTGCCTCTTTCTTTTGCTGAGAAAGAGGAAAAATTGAATGCAGCATTAAAGCGTGAAATTATGCGCGTTGCTGGCATCCAGAATTTTGCAGATTTTCCAATCGAAACTTGGGCAAATCATCCTAGCCTAAAATGGGCAACATTCGCTGTTATCTCAGCAATGATTGATATGATTTTACCCGAAACAATTATCGACAGCATTGGTCTTTATTCCGATGTACGTACAATTGGTTGGGGAGATTCTGCGGCATTTGACGTAAGTCCTCGTGACTTATTTGTTGTATCTAAAGCAGGTCGTTCAAAGAGAACCACCGAACTACACAAGCAATTCAAAGGACAGGTAACAGTTGTACCCGAACCTCGTGAAATGACTGTGTTTGTTTCGCTGATGAAGGTTCTTGCCGGAAAGGAATCTCTGGCAGAATTTGTAATGAAGATGAATCGTTCTTTCGAGACCGCTTTAGCAAACGATGTTTATGATGCATTCTATACCGCAATGGACGCAGTTGACGCAACTGCAAGCACCGGACTACGTGTTGCAGGTTATACACAATCCGAGTTTGTGCGTCTTTCACAGACCGTTGCTGCATGGAACGGCGGTGCACAACCAATCGCAATTGGTACACAGCGCGCATTAGCAAACATCTTACCCGCAAATGCAAACTATCGCTATGATATTCAGAGCGATTTCGTAAAGGTTGGTTACTTGCGTAACTTCCAAGGGACCGATATTATGGTGCTCCCACAGATTGCTGATTGGCAGACACCTTTCGGTCTAAAATTATCAGATAGTCGTGTATGGATTATTTCCCCATCTTCACAGAAAATCGTAAAGGTTGTGCTGGAAGGTTCGGTGCTATCATACACAAGCGACACTTATGCAAACGCAAACCTTGTACAAACCTCAACTATTATCAAGAGTTGGGGTACAGCTATTGCTACAAACGCAGTAGGGGCAGTAATTCAACTGGCATAATTTTTTATAATTGAGGGCAGGATTTAGAGTATGCCTGCCCTCTCAAATACTAACATATTGAGGAGAAAAATGACTAAAAATGCTGTACAGTCTTCAACAGTTGAAGAGAATAAAATCGATGAGAAAAAAGAAATCGAAATGTTGAGGGCAAGATTAGCCGAATTGGAAGATGCAAACCGTATGGAGAGCACTAAAATTCCGCTAGATGAATATATCCCTGTGATGAGTTTATTACCATATAGACTGAATCTTTCTACCAAAGAAAATGGTACGGGAGATATTAAAAAGTTTTCTAAATTTGGAGAAGTAAAGAATATCTTATATAAAGATTTGGTTGATATATTGGAAACAAACTCAAGTTTCATGGAGTCGGGTTTTTTCTATATTTTAAACCCCGCTGTGATACGCCAGCATGGATTAGACGAAGTTTACTCTAAAATATTAACAAAGGAAAAAATAGAAGAAATACTCGAAACAAACTCAGAAAATAGTGTATCATTATATGAATCGGCTAATGAAGAACAACAAAAAATAATTCTGCAATTACTTATTGATAAAGTAAGAGAAAATCCAGATGCTGTTAATCTAAACACAATAGATAAGATTTCCAGAATTTCAGGAGTTAATATCAATGAGAGAGTAAGAGACTATGAGGAATTACAAGAATTAGCCGATACTAATGAATAAAATATACAAGTTAGGAGGTGAGAATGGCAAATACTGAATTAGCGGAAGTTTATGATTTTTTCATGATGACCGTTACAGACTATCGTTTAACAGACCTTTTTAACACCTCACTACCAGACTTTGAAAATTATCTACAGGCGTGGTTAGAATATGCTATTGCTGAATTCAGCATCTGTGACCAAGATTTAGAGTTCGACAATGATACGAAAATATTTCCTGTCGAATTAAGCAGGAGAAATAAAGTTATATTGGCGACTCTAATGATGAAATACTGGTTGCAAAAAAGCGTAAATGATATAACCCAATTCAATCTTCATGTTACTGATAGAGACTTTAAAGTTGCATCAGAAGCGCAAAACCTGAGAGAGAAATCTAACTATTTAAACATAGTTAAAGAACAATGCTCTCAGATGCTAATCGATTATGGTTATACAAATAATGAATGGGTGGAATGGTTTGCTCAGGATTTTGAAGGAGCGTAATTATGACATATGTATATAAACACGTTCTGGCATCCACAATCGCAGGCGCACAAAAAGGGGCAGACCCGAAACAGGACTATATCGATATATTCCAAGAGACATTGAATGAACAGTTTTATAACGCTTCAAACTGGTGGACAATATTAGAAGAAATAAGTGTCGGGTCACAGACATATGAGGAAATTGATGTGCGTATATCCCACGTTATAAATGCCGAGACAGGCTTGAAACTTGGAGACGACTGGAAAACGGTATACTTTAAGGATTTAAGTCATGCTTCGGATTTGGGAAAATACTATATCTTCGATGATAATACATGGCTTGTTACAAATATAGAAGCAGTAAAAAATATTGCGGCAAGCTGTACTATCAGGAGATGTAATAATACTCTAAGATGGATTGATGAATCAACTGGTGCATATTACGAGGAACCTTGTGTTATAGAGTATCTGGTAAAAGAACCTAGAGATTATGCAACACAAGGTTCTCCTTTTATGACCCCCGGGGGGTTCTTACATATAGAGACACAGCTTAATGGGCGTACTGCAACAATAAAAGAGAATCAGAGGTTTCTATTTGGAAATTCTCTTCACTGGACCTGTTATAAAATAATAGGTACTGGTGTGAATGATTTTAGAAATACAGAAACATATGATAACAACAGCGCAAATATATTAACATTAGATTTAATTGCTAACTTTTTGAATAGAGAAACAGATGATATTGTTAATGGTATTGCTGACGTTTATACAAATGTTTATAGTGTAATCTTGAATACTGGTACTATATCTGGTTCTGCAACAGACGAAATGCAATTGTATGCAGAAGTACTTTATAATGGGGATAGTGTCACAAGAGATATGGAATGGGAAAGTTCTGATACAACTATAGCAACTGTAGACGAAAACGGTCTTGTAACTTTGCAGGCAAATGGTACATGTACAATTACAGTGTCTGTTGTAAATAATCCCGCCGAGGATTCCTGTGTTATAACTGTTTCCGATAGTCCATCTGCTAATAATGTAATACAAATAAGCCCAATGACAAATTATATCTTAGAAGGGAGTAGTAGAACATATTCTGTATATTTATACATAGATGGTGTTCAACAAGCAGACGCATTTACTATTACATGTAATGGTAATGATGTCCCAAGTACAAATTATACATTTACACAAGATGATGATAATACTTTCACAATAACAAATATATTGCGAGACGTAGAATCTTATCTGACGGTACAATGTACAACAGGCATACTAACTCCGAAAGAATATAATATATATCTACGTGGCGCATGGCAATTCGATAATGCATAAGGAGAAATACAATGTTAACACAGGAAATCGGTGAATATGCATATAGTGATTTTAAAGGTTTCAATCAAATATCTTATAATTGCGTAAAATATTTATTAAACAACAATGAACTTGTTTGGAAACTTTTAAAGTATAATGGTCCTGATGCATGGAATAAATCTGATTTAACCCATGAAGAGAAGGCGGAATTAATATATGCGGGTCAACAGGATAGTTCTAAATTTAAGGTGTTCTTAGATAGCAAACAACCCGATGTTTTGATGGATGAAACAACACTTCTGAGAATAATGCCATATTATGCTATTGGTTTTAATAGGACTTTATCATTAATGGAAGTCAGTATGGAAGTATATTCTCACTATAAAATAAATCATTTATCAAATTATACTACAAGGGTTGATACAATCGCAGGAGAACTTCTCGCATTGTTCAATGGTTCTAATATGGGCACACTGGGTTATCTATCAGTTGACAAAATGGTTGACCAGAGTTCGCGTTTATTCTCAGTTGGGCAAATACCTTTTGGCGGAAAACAAATAGTGTTTGCAACATATACGGCATAAAATGAACATAGATTACTTTAACACATATGATTATCCTGTGGAATATAAAACTCTAAAATTGTATCCTATAACTATGAAAGATTACTATTATTTCAATACTTATTCACAATGTTTAACAATTGATAAAAATAGTATTCCCGATGCAAAAATAATCTCTATGACCAACTTGGGATATATATTTTATTGTGCAGAAAACAATATAGCAGAAACTCCTTATATTCTATGGTTTGACAGATTACTTTCCCTGTCTTTGAAAGATGATAAGTCTTTTGAAAAATCAGAAGAAAGTATAAATAGATATGGGTATAATGATAAAAAAAGACCTATTTTTGTAATTGGAAATGAGACCTATACCGAAAGTGATTTTGATAAAATAAAAGAAATAATAGCATTACAAAATATGGTCGAATTGATTGATGAAAATATCTCTAAAGAAGTTAGAGATTCTTTAGAAAAAGCCAGAGAATTTCGCAATAAAGTCTCTGGACAAAAAACAGGGTCTATAGAGGATTATATGATTTCTCTTTCTATCTCAACAGGTTGGAAATTGGAATATATATACTCTATGACTATAAGAAAATTTTTTAAATGTATAAGACGAATGAATAATCTGATACATTATAAAATATATCTTGCAGCATCTCTTTCTGGTATGGTGGAATTTAAAAATAAAACGTTTATAAAACACTGGTTGACAGATTTAGATGATGAAGACAAATATAGCGATGTCGCTATAGATTTACAAGAAATGGAAGACAAAATATCGTTTGAAAGTGCTAAGAAATAGCACTTATCATAATTAGGAGGTTTTAAATATGCCTATTAAAAAGTTTTTAACAAGTGTGGCAGATGTTTTCGGTTACGACAGTGACGATAACTTACTCTTTGTAGCAAAGACACTTCTAGACAGTTCTATTGAAGTTTCTCTTGGTTCTGCCCCTGTTCGTGGTGGGCGTGGTAATCAGTTGCAATATACTTATTACCACACTGCTGAAATGTCATTCAACTTGACAGAAACCCAGTGGAATCTGGAAATGTTGGGTGCAACAGCAGGCGCTGACTTTGAATTGGGTAATTATTACAAAGAAGAATCTGTTACTGTTGCTGCCAGCGCAGGTACGGTTTCAGAAACACCTATCGCATTCGAAGGTAGTACAATATATGGTTGGGCAACTTCTCCTTTGGGAGTAACACAGAGAGTTACTTTTACCACTAAAGATTTCACAGTAACAGGAACAGAAACAGATGGTACATGGTGTGTGCGTTATTATACCGCCAATCTATCAACTGGTAAAAGCCTTACCATTAAAGCAAGTATGATTCCACAAGTAATCAAACTTGTAATGGAAACACAACTAAACTCTGCTGATGTAACCACAAACAAAATCGGTATGGTACAGATAATTATCCCGAAAGGGCAATTATCAGGTGCATTCACAATTTCTATGGCTGCCGATGGAGTATCTAATACTCCTTTGACAGGTACTGCTTTGGCATATGTACCTACAGCAAGTGCAGCAGACGCATGTAATGTGGATTCATACTATGCTAAAATTACTGAAATTATTGATAATTCGACTTGGTATGATGCAGTATACACTCTATCAATTTCAGGTGGTGACCAAGAAATTACTGTAGACGAATCAAGATTGCTATCGATTTATG